TAGCCAAGCTTGAAGTTCAGCATAAGTAGTACCAATTTCAGTTGGCACACACACTTGAATATAATTTCCATTAGATTGTTGCGATACAGAATACATTTTTAAACCGTCCCAAGTATCTCTGCCAGTAGCTCCGATTAATTTATCACTGACATTTGTAATTATATGTGAACTTGTTTTTAAAATGTCAGAATTATTGTAATTAAATGTTACATATTTACCGCTATGTGTTGAAATTCCAGATATATTTTTCACACCGTCTAAAACAACTTTTCCAATCTCGCTATATTTATACCACGCATTAAGTTCCAAATTAGGATTATAATGTGGATTTTCTATAGAATTTTTGAAAGTGTAGTCTTGGTAATTGTTTATGTTACATAGTTCTAAGTCTCCAAAGTTTACTGTGTAAGAAGTTTTTTGATATGGCTCGTATTTAAAATTTTCTTTTGATATTGTAAGGTCTTCCATTACTGACATTCTAAATGTTATTGAACCCGCTCTACCAGCACTATATGTAATAAAACTTCTCAAGCCTATATTACCAGTGTAAGATTCTCTTGCTGTGATTTCTGCTCTATATATACTATTGTTTGTCATTTCTGCAAAACCTTTGCCGCCTCCGCCAGTTACTTGACCATTCGTTCCTTGAGTTGAAGAAAAAGCAAAACTTGCGTTACCGCTCACTCTTTTAACTTCAACAAAAAGAGCGTATTTTTGAGACGGTTTTAAATCTAAATTATGTGTCCAGTAGTTAAAATATTTTACTGTAGTTCCCTGAGAATTATCATATGTTAAGCTTATCCAGCCGTCATCGTCTGTAACAAATCCAGTTGTAACATTTGAAGTATCTTTATAATTGTATAGTTGTTTTCCTACAATTTCAAACTTGTTCTCTCCAGTAACCACTTGAACTTCGCTAGGCTTTTGTGGGCTAGGCACTTGAGTTACAACGTTATATTTTAAGTCTATAAAAGGCTCTAAATCGTCTGCAACTGTAGAGATATATGTTGTAGAACCTGCCAACTCAGCTGTGTACAAAGCTTCCAACTGAGCTATTAATGTTGGGCTTGTTATTTCTATTTCTATTGGAGTTGCTAGTGGATAACGTACAACCACGTTGCTAGAGGCTAGCCAAGCTTTAAAATCAGATAAAGTACTTTGTGTAGGATAAACCCAGAAATATCCAGTGTTTTGCCCAATAAAGCAACTTCCAATTTTATCGTTGTTCCACCCGTTACTATATGAAAAATGAGTAGAAATACATTTGTTTCTTGATTCAACAGCATAAGGTTTTAAATCAAATGATGTACGAGTTCTTTTTTGATTTGCATACCCATTTTCATAAGCAGACCAATCCTCGTCACCGTTTAATGCTACTTTATTTATCTCCTTATGCACATACCATTTACCATTTGCTAAGTTTTTGTGAATTTTGTCTTTGTGGTCTTCTGTTTCGCATAATTCTATAGGGTCAAAGTATGACTCATAGCCCGAAGCTGTTGAACCTGGCTCGATTTGAATAGTATTTAAAACATCAGTTAAACTTCCTGATTCAAATATATGTATATAAATATAATAATTTTCATCAGTTGTAGTTATTGTTATACTTGTAGCACTGTCGTTTCGTATTGATGCAGCATCAAATGTGTATGTCCCATTTGAATTAACTATAGAGTCATATAAGCCCACTCTGAATCTATTCCCTAATGTTTTTTGTATTGTATACGTAGTGTTAGGCTCACCAACAAATATTATTGTTTTATTACTATTAGAGCTATTTATTACCAATTGATTTAGATTACTATCTCTAAAATAAGCACTTATTATATTTGCGCTATTTTTATTAAACCAATTTCTTCCCCTTAAATCTACTTTATATTCAGTTACAACATTTGGTCCTTTTGTAAAATTACCAGTGCCTAAGTTTGCGTAAAATGTTTCGTTCACTATATCGTACATACCTATAACATTGTCGCTTTTTCTATAACAAGGTATAAAATCACGAACTAGTATTTCGTTGTCCCAAATTTTGAAAGCCCACATTTTACCACTAAATTTTCTTTTATCAATATTAGTTCCTTGCTTTAGTGTAAACATAGCTAGAGTTACATTTGGAGTGCCAGATGTTGTGTTCCAAGTCCATTCTATTGGACCATATTTACCTCCAGTTTTTGAGTATTCAAACTCTATCATAGTTTCTTCTGGGTAATTTTCCAAAAATTGTATTTTGCCATTAAAATGTGTTTGAGATTTACCAGTAGCGGTATATCCCTCTGGATGAGACCACAATACATATTGATTTCCATTGCTAGAAGTTCTTGCACCAAAAACTGGAGTATCTAATACGTGTTCATTGTGTGCAAATTTGCAATATATTTTTGTTCCATAATTTGGTATATAATCTGTATCTATATATTGATTGCCATCACTTTCTATATATTCTACTTGTTGATATTCATCTGGTATGATTGTTCCGTCTGATATTTTAACAATATTTTCGCCTGCTACTACTTTTACTTCACCAGGATAATCTGGACTAGGCACTACTTTCCCATAAGGCTCAAATTCCTGTGCTTCTGTGCCTTCAACTAGCATTGGTCTAAATATTGCATTGTTAAATGTTACACCTCTAGCAATTGAAAGATATACGTGTACAGCACTATCACTATGAGAATTAAATTGTACTCCATTACCAGTATCTGCATACCAAGTTTCGCCTTCTATTATAAAATTATAAGTATTTAGGCTTCCACTAGCCATACATCCATTTAAGAAATAATCTGTGTCTTTTTTTATTCCAATATAATGTGTAGTCATATCTAAATTTGGTAGATATAATTCAAGTGGATTTGTAGCAGTACCATTAAGAGTAATTGTGCCGTCGCCATTATTTGTAACGGTTACTCCGTTGTATTCTTGCGTTTCTGGAGCATTTATTGGTAATAAATTTGGACTAACAAATTTTTCTTGACTTGTATTACCTTGCAATGTAATGTAATTTTCTTTCTCAACATTTGCGTCTGTTATTGCTATATTCGTGTCTATTACTTCGTTACCGTCTTCGCCCTCAACAGTCTCTTGGTTTGTATTGCCTTTTAATGTAATATAGTTTTCTTTTTTGGATTTAACACCTTCTGCTTCTATTTCAGTTGCTACTATTTCAACACCAGCTTCTGGAGCTACGAACTCGGCTTCGTCGTAATAAACTCTTACGCTATCGTTTAACTTCAACTTTTCTTGCTCGAATCCTTCTTTTTGAGTTAAATAAGCTATATTAGTTGTTAGTACTTTTCTAGGAGCACATAAATCTAATAGTTTTCTTTCTCCCCAAGCTTTAAGTTGGTCTGGCTCGTATATATCTGTGTTTGATTCTATACCCTCAAAAATTTCATTAGAATATGTATAATTTTCTAAATATATTTTATCATCATTTACACTAGCTATATTTAAACCAGCCTCTCCAAATACATAAAGCCTTGTTACAATTTTATTGTCAATAGCTAATTCCATATCTTTTAAGTTCTTTTTATACCTAACTTCATAACCAGTATATGAAATATAATTGCTTTCTTGTCGTAAATGAACAAGTTTATTCATACTGTCAAATATTAATATTCCGCCATACATTTCTTGAACTTTAAGCAAATTTTCATAAACACTTAGTTGTTCAGTTTCAAAATCGAAATATCCTTCTACGTCTGCTATTCCAACGTCCCAGCCTGTTCCATATAATAAGCCTTTCATTATATATCCTGCTGAGCCTAAGTTATATTCTCCTGGGTCTACAATCGCTTCTACACCAGTTGCTTTATTTCCGTTCTTTAGTGGTAAATTGCCCTTAGATAATATTACAACCATAAAAGCGTCAATGTCAGCAAATCCAGTTTCACTATTCCAAGCTGTTACAAAAGTTTTTTCAAGCATTTTTTGTCTTTCATAAGCTCTTACTTGTATTAAATTTTCTCCGTCTTCTGTTTTAATATGTGTATATGAATCTTCAAATAAAGGAGAATAAACGTGTCCATCTACTATATATAAATTTTCGATAGATTTTATATCCTCCCATTTTTGAGATTTTTCACTAATACTAAACGAAAAAACGTTGTCAGAATTTTGTGTTAAAGTTACAACTGGGTCAATCATTCTGTCAATAGTTTCTTCGTCTTCGCTAGTAAATATAGCTAGGGTTTGTCCAAATTTGTTTATAACCTCAACTTTCTTATCCACTTATCAATCACCTCCTAGAATGTAAAGTCTCTCCAAGTTGTTACAACCTTACTTTTGTCTGTAACACCGCTAATAACGGTCATAGTGTTTTCCCCTTCAACTATTCTAGGGAATAATCCAGTATAATTTTTCAATCCGTTTTCATTTCCATCTTCTGTTACTTTTATAACGGTCATATTTTTAGAGTTTATAATTAAAGATTCACCTTCATCTACAGTATTTTCATAAACCATATTTACTCCATTTAAACTAATTGTTAAAGGATTAGTTATTGGTCCTTGAATCTCTGTAACAAACCCTACTGGTTCAACAGTATCACTTGTCATTTCCCATTCGCCTTTAAAAACGTGTTCTATAGTTGAATATCCAAAAGCTCTTGAAGATTTCAATGGTATTGAAACCCTTACGCTTGCTGGGTAAGTTTCGTTTTCTAAAGCCCCACTATATTTTACATAGTACATTCTTTCGTATGGCATTATAACAAGCCCAAAAGGTTTGTTTTTATACTTGTGTAAAAATCTTGCTATTTTATCTTTAAATTCGACTTTATCGTGAGCATTTAATCCTTCATCTGAATAGCCTACAATCTCAAGATTTCTTGGTCCGTAATTTGTACTTAAATTTACTTCTCCGTCCATTCCAGAAATCCCTGTGTCTGCATCTACAGTTTCAGGCATCATTGGTATATATGAAGCGCTAGGGTCTACTGTTATGCCAAGCTCAACAATTTTCCAATCTTCATTTATAACTAAGTTTTCATCCATTGTTATCACCTACTTAAATTATAACATTTATAATTCACAAAATCAATTTTTTAGTTCTTTTAACCACTCATCTAGTGGCTTTCCACTCGAAACGTCAATGTTTTTATCCTCGTTTTTTAGTATTTCGCTTGAGTGGAGCAAAAACACACCTATTTCGGTTTTAAATGCAAAATAATCATACTTATCGCTGCCGACTTCAAAAAGCCTTTTAAACGCCATTATTTGATTAGGTTCTACTCTACTCTTAGGAAATTTTGTTCCTTTAGCTATATTTTTAGCTTCAATAGAAAAAAACACATTATTTTTGGTTGCAACAATGTCAAAAGGACCACCAGTTTCTTTTTCTTTCAACTTGGTAGCCCAAAATCCATTTTCTTTTAATATATTTAAGAGTTCTTTTTCAAAATCTTCTCCTAACTTTTTGTTGCTCATATATTTCACCCTCTTGACAATATAATAAATTTATAATATAATTTATATATATCCGATTGAGGTACTCTGCATAGCTGTGCAGAGTCTTTTTTTATTCTGTTTCAATTTCTTCTAATATTGTATTGCTATTTTTTTTATAGATTCTTTTTCTTGCTAAAAACATTCTTCTCAACATTTCTTCTTTTTCATCTACAAAATCATATACAATTGGTTCATCTTTTCCTTCAAAAGTTCTTTCTATTCTTCCTACAGATTGTATAACAACAGTTAAATCTTTTTTAGGTGTTGCCATAATCAATCTGTCAAGTCTTGGAATATCAAGACCTTCTTTAGCTAGTGCATAACTTGCAAACAATATTTTCTCTTCACCATTTTTCATTTTTTCTAATGCTTCTCTACGTTCGGCTCTTTTTTTGACTGTGGTCATAGTTCCGTCTATTACTATTCCTTTCCCTAAAGCCTTTTGTAAATCTCTTAAATGAGATATTCTATCAGATAGCACAATACAATTGTGACCTTCATTTTCTTTCAATACTTTTATGATTTCTTTATTTCTTTTTGCACTTTCACATAAATCGCTTACTAAAGTAGTAAAACTAGATATAGTCCCGTCAGCGTTATATGCGTCTGCGCTTGGTTCGTATTTTGTAATAATAGGTTGTATTTTTGCTTTTACAATCTTATCTGCTATTTCTTCTTCTGGAACTTCATACACTACGTCACCTATTAAATCACAAGCTGTTTTTTCTAGCCCATCGCTTCTATGTAATGTAGCTGTGCAACCAAATTTAAAACGTGCAGCCAAATTAGAAATTACTTTAGAAAATTGAGAATACCTTGTTGGCGTGTTTACAACATTTTGCACTTCATCAACAACAACTACCGCCCATTCGTCTTTATATTGTTTTAAATCAATATTGCACAAAGTTTGAACTGTAGCAAAAGTTATATCTCCTATTTCTATTTTACCAGCAGTAATTTTACCAAAGGTTACGTTTTTTATATTTGCTTTTGCTCTATCATATGCTTGATTCATTAAATCGGTTTTGTTATTTATCCACAGAGCTTTATAGCCCAATCTGCATATAAGCTCAAGCATAAACACTCCTTTACCACTTCCAGCCTTAGATATAACTATACCATTTTTTGCTTTCAAAAGAGCCTCTACTGCTTTTTCTTGATAATCATATAATGTGAAATAGCTTACTGGATAAATTTTTGTGGCTTTAAAATTAACTTCATATGGAAACCTTTTTAACATTTTCCACACTCTTGCTAGTGTACCAAAAGGCAAATACATATTCATACTATTCACTTTGTATGTTTGTAATTGTTTAGGTGTTTTTCCTATCCACAATCCCATTCTCACTTTTTTGTAATATTCTGGATTTTTATATACAAGATTGTCGACACACCATTTTCTTAGTTCTACGCTAGGTTCGTAAACAACTATTTCGTTTGATATAAATGTTTTCATTCTATTTCTCCTTTACATATATAATTATATCATAAAATATATAATAATAAAAGAGCCACTTAAAAAGTGACTCTTCAAAGGAGAAAATAGTGCTTCATTAAAAAAGTTTATCTAAGAAAGCCGCTATCTTGCATACTATTTTTCTATTTGTTTAAAATATCTTTTGTTTCCACGATATTCTACTAAATAAGGATATTTTGCTCCTTTAACTTCCTTCACATAATTTACTTCGTAATTAGTTTTATAAGTAGTTTGTGAACCAGAACCATCTGGATTTTCATATCCCACTCCAGTAACTCTAACTTTATCCCCTGGTTGAGGACCTTGTACTTCGTTTTTTCTAGTTACTTTTTCGTTTACTTCTTCTACTTTAAATTCATCTTCGTTTACCATTTTATATTCCTCCTTACTCTTTTATGAATGGTTTATATCCCATACTTTCTAATCTTTTTTTCATTTTTTCAGCATTTGCATAAACACTATATGCGCCAACTTGTACTTTATATAAGCCATTTTCTTCTTTTATAAAGCAATCTATACTTTTAGATTTCAATTCATTTAATAATCTATTAGCATTTTCTTTTTTCTTGAACGCACCAACTTGTACTCTATATAATTTTTTTGAAGGCGCAGGCGCAGGATAATTTATCTTATTTGCTTCAGCTGCAATATAATCTAATTTGCCTCTTAAATAGTCTCCAGGGCAATAAGTACTAGATACCATAGAGTGACAAATTAAATTTTGACCTACAGATAATCTACCTAAATTGTTTCTTTTAGCAATATCTGCCACTAATTCTATTGCACTTCTTAGCGCCTTATCGGATACTGGATAATCTCCACCAACATAGCTATTTGCTATTTCGATAGATACGGATTCGCAGTTTGAAGCCCAGTTTCCATTAGCCCAAGCTGTATTATACTCATCTACATATAAAGCTCTTCTTCCATCTGTTCCTACTCCATAATGTGCAGAAGCATTTCTTCCTGGTGTTTGAAATATTCTTCCACAAGATTCAACAGACAAATTACCAGCCATATGGTGTATACAAACTTTTTTTATACTAGTGTTTCTTCCGTGAGTATAGTTTCCTTCTGCGCACCATACAATTGTATCAATTAAACTTGAATATGACATATCAATCACTCCCCTTTGTTATTTGAAAATTCTTCTTCTTGCATTTCATCAAGGACGATTATTTCTACATTTTCTTCTTCCATATTGCATAACCTCCTCATACTTATATTATATAATGGATTCCATTTGTTGTCAAATAAAAAGAGAGCTGGATTCACCAACTCTCTTTGAAGTAAAATATGAAATCTTATTATACAAATATTATAAGTCGTTTTTCAAAAATTGTCAATACAAAATTTGCACTAGCAACAGTTGCTCAACTCAACTCTTGTGTTTTTTTATTTTTGGCAGGGCTTGTTTGAACCGTTACAATAAATGCACGTTAAACCCGTTGATTGTTTTTTTATTGCTAGTGTAAATCAATAGTGTTAGTACTTGTAAGCAAGCACTGCACTAGTAATACGTTTAGCACTTACACGATAAGAACCTATTATCGCTGATATGAGCTTTTTTTATAGTGTTGGAAAATAGCTTAACTCACAGAACTATTATTCCTCGTTACACTTTTTTTCGCTAAACATAGTTCATATTACTAGTGCACTACCCACTTGCGTGAGTAATGTTCTTAAATGATACTCCTCTTTGGAGGTGGTCTGAGAAGCTGGGCTCGAACCAGCAACCCCGTGAGTCCAAGTCACGTGCGCTACCATTTGCGCTACTCCCAGATATTTTAGAGTAGATAAAGGAATTGAACCTTTTAAATCCAGCAGTTACCGAATTTTCCGCATAGCTTTCTTAGAAATATTATTTCGCAACTACGACAAACCTTCCTAGGTTATCTACTCATATGTGGCGGAAGGAGTTGGATTTGAACCAACGGTAGAACATAGTCCTACGTCTGTTTAGTAGACAGGTGCTTTAAACCTCTCAGCCATCCTTCCATAAAAAGTGTGATACTTTATAAAGAGCTTCCTTTATAAAGTATCGTTCTCCACTGCTGTGGATAGCACCAAAACAAATAATTCTACACAGTCCAGGTACTCCTATGGCTCTTTATCCTGGTCTTAGCCTAAATTACTTACGTAAACTGCGTAATGGCGGAGGGTGAAGGATTCGGACCTTCGGGATTGTTACATCCACTAGTTTTCAAGACTAGCACAATAAACCAGACTCTGACAACCCTCCATATAAAATATTATTAGACCTTCGTCTTACACGTTACTATATTCTTAATTATTCTATCACTGTGAGAATAAGTCTGAGCGCTTCGGCGCTACCTAACGCTTCTTATCCTTGTCTATGCACAGACGAGATTGCTTACTCGCAAATTTCACCCATCTTTCAGAAAGTTTGTTTTTTACCTTCTAAACTGCAATCTTTCCTTTATCTCTTGAGCTACTTTAACCTAGTTATGTCTTATAGTACATTTTAATGTACAATCACGAGAAATAGCATTATTTTGACTTTACCAATTCTAAGCTCGTATTGTCACATACGGCTCATTGGCTTATTCTCTCACTGAGAGCGTCTATTGTTGCTACGACAATTCTAGTATCTTATTAAGCTATAATAAAATGCACGTTACCCGTTAGTTGGCTTTTACACCTTCTGCAAATATATTACTATACTTGCAAAGCAACCCTTCAAAAGTATCCTTTTGCTCGATTACTCTGTTGAATAACTCCGTGACATATGATATTACGTTTTAGCACACGGTTAATAATTGGTTGGGGTGGAAAGATTTGAACTCTCGACCTCTTGGATATAAGCCAACTGCTCTAACCAACTGAGCTACACCCCAATAAATTTAGTATCTTAGTAGATACTGTACTAGTAATGCTGAACGATAATTTTATGTGAAAAAGCATTACCAGTACACTATCCACCAAGTGAATAGTGTTACTATAAAATGTACAAGTACTATGTTCCCTTTCGGGATGGCTATAGGCTATTTAAGAGATATTCTCTAAGGCTAGTCTATAAGTGCCTGGTGAAATTTCACAGAAAAATATGTACTGGTATCCTCTTGCGAGGTGGTTGCGGGGGTCAGACTCGAACTGACATACTCTAGGTTATGAGCCTAGCGAGAAGCCTTTTCTCTTTACTCCGCAATACATAAGGATATAAAATATAGAAGACTTTAATATAACATTGTAATAAGGGATGATATATGAAAACGATTTCTATAATTTTATATCCTAATATGCAGGTTAGGATTTGCACCTAACATATGGTAGTTCCCTAAACTACATCACTCGTATACTCAGTATAGGAGGCGGGTCACCTGGTTTGACTCCGAAACACAACCGACATTTCTGCCATAAACTGTCTACCTATTCCAGCACTGCATATTGTTTTATCAACTGACATAAGTATAACACCAATTATATAATTTGTCAATAGCCAATTATATATTTTTTCAAAAAGTAAAAAGGAGCTGTTTTCAAGCTCCTTTTCGTGTTGTTTTCGCTATGCGAATCAACAGTTCCTAACTACTTAATGTAATTGGATATTCTATGCCTAACATAGATTTGCGCTCCAACATTATACTACTCTTTAGCTTCGTTGTCAACAACAACTTCTTCAACCCCGTAATCTAATGCTGGTTTGATGTAATCAAAAACATCTTGAATGAATTTGCTTAATACGTTTTTAGCCACATCTTCGCTTAAAAACGCTTTTACTATTGCAGGTAGTAAATTATATAGGGAATGATAAACAAATGCAAATTTTTCACTGTTTTGCCCTTTCTGGAACTCACTTTCTGCAAGTAGTATCCATTCTAATGCTGCTTTCTTTAATCCTTTCTTTTTGATAGAGTAGAAAATGTAACCTAAGAAAGCTAAGATTACAATTCCGATTACTATATATGGTATGTATTGTTCCATATAAAACACCTCCTATGCAGTTCTTTTCCAAATATAACAAGTAAAATATGGCTGTAAATTATTATGTGCTTGTCCGCCACCAGTATAACCAGTATTTAAACTTTCAAAAGTAGTATTTGTATTTTGATTTAATGTTCCTGTATGAGTACCTGTTGAACCATAACCAGCCTTTCTTTCAGTAGTTCCATTTTGATTATATAATTTTTCGTGTCTGTGGCTAGGTAATTCTGCGACAGTTAATGTATGTGTTTTTTCACCGCCAGTTTTTTCAGCTGTGTTAAAATTTGTATCGCTTGTATCTACACCAACCAATGTTCTACCTTGTGCAATTTGTGTCCAAGTACCTCCAAATAATGTTTTTGGATTTGTACTATTTACGCTCATATATATAGAACCAACTGGATAAATTAAATTTACTATATCAGTAGTAGAGCCTTCTCCACTTATTTCTATATTTCCAGAACCTAAGATACTAGTTCCGTTTATAGTTTTTATGTTTGTGCCACTTACTAAAGCATCTTGTTTTCCACTCGCTAAATCATAAGCAGCTTTTACAGCACTTGGTGTGGCTGCAAGAGAGGTACTTGTAGAAGAAGTACTACTAGAAAGTTTTGTAGGTCCATAATATGTGGTTGTTGCAGTAGCTCTATGAACAAAAAACCACTTTTCATTTGTAGAACTATAAACAAAATCTACAACTTCACCAGCATGCCACATATATTGAGCAATTCCAGAACCAGTTGTTTGAGAAATTAATATAGCTCCTGTACCGTTTACGTTTAAATAAGCCAAACTTTTATACGTATTTTCATTTTTAAAAAACACACTAATATGAGCTCCATCTTCAAGCGTAAATCCTTCGCACGTTACAACCTTAGTAGAAGAAGACGCACTTGTAGTAGAAGTCCCATACCAAGTTTTTTGGTTTGTTGTACTGCCTCCACCTCCACTTATTTCTATATTTCCAGAACCTAAGATACTAGTTCCGTTTATAGTTTTTATGTTTGTGCCACTTACTAAAGCATCTTGTTTTCCACTCGCTAAATCGTAAGCTTGCTTAACCGAATTAGGTGTTGCAGCTGCGCTGGTACTTGTAGAACTTACGGAATCCACTAATTTAGTAATTCCATACCAAGTGGTATTAGCTTCTCTTGTGCCAAGCATATGCCAATAAGTCCCATCAAAAACCATATTTACTAATTGATTTTCTCTAACATCATAAGCCACTCCTGTTTCGTTAGTATCATTTGCTATATTTCCAACATAATTACCATTTACCCATAGTCCTTGATTTGCATTTTTTATTCCATTTACGAACTTTACTAATAATTGCATACCTGGATATATTGTATAAAAATAATTCGTTGTGACTTCTAATGCTGAAGATTGAGCAGATGAATTGCAAACTCCATAAAAAACACTTGAATTTCTAAAAGCCAGCTTGTTAGCTATAATTATTTCTAAGTCTACTGTAACACTTTCCTCTTCAGTATTTTCTACATATATTCCATCAGAATTGCAAGTAACAGGCAATAATGTCGAATCAACAAGATTTCCATCTTCTTTCACCATCAAAATCCTTGTAGTATTACTATTCCACTCTCCGTCTTCTGGATAATCCATAACTTTAACAGAACTCGAAGCTGGTAATGTGACTGCAGTAAGAAGTTCTGTGTGTGTGTTTGAATAGTCAGATTTTGTAATTTGTTCTATATCGTATTTGTCATAGTAATTGTCTGGATTTACACCACTAGGCGCATTTGTCCATAATCTTACAGCTCCATTCTTATAATAGTATATAGGGTGTTTTTCATTCAATTGTAGTTGATAATTACTATATGCAGTTCCTAAGTATATATATATTAATCCATTGTCTGTTGCTGGAATTTCTTGTGCTATTGGCTCGCTATATAATTTAGCTTTACCATCATCTTGTGGAACGGCAACAAGATATATACTTTTGTTTGCGGTTAATGTAGTACCAGTATTAAATGAATATCTTAAGTTCATATCTCTTTGAGCCCACAATCTGCTATCTGGAATCACAGCGTTTGCATTTACTGTACTTTCATTATAGTAATAATATATAGGTCCAAACGGGTCAAAACTTTCTGTTGTAAGCGTTTTACTTGTACCAGTATCATTGCTTACTGCATTTATAGGTAACAATTCCGTATCACTATAAGATAACAGCATTTGGTATCTATATAAATTAGTTTTTGTTTTCAATCTTACATATGTAGGTCTGTTATAAACACCAACATTGTTAGAGTCACTCCAATAGCCCTCGAACATATCCCAACAGCCGCCAGTTATTCTGGTACTGTTATATACAAATAGCATAGTATAATTCACGTTAAACCAAGTTGTAGTTCTTGAACTTGCTGCAAAACTTCTATACACTGGCTTTGCGCCTAAACCATTTACATTTAAAGTCCAACCAGAAGCTGATGTAACCACACCATTTTTAAGCATTACGCAAACGCCATCGCTAAGTTCTGTAATACCATTTACAGTTGCAGTAAATGCAGTTGAAGTAGAAGTACTATCTACTTTTCCAAACGGAATGGAAGCAGCTTTTGTAGCCACTCCATTCGCTGTACTACTTGCAGCCCAAGTTGTAGGAATCAAAGCTTTTATCTTAGACCAAAAATATGATAAACCTGTATTATCCAAGTATTTTTTTGTAGCCATTCATATCCCTCCTTAATTTGCAACTATTGTATCTATTTCTGTATTTGTGATTTTTACTAAATCTGAATTTTTAACATAGTCGCTTAAATCAACTGCTGTTGTGCCAATTTTTTCCCATTTGCTATCTACGTAGATATATTCGTCGTATATATTTTGTGTTTCACTACTAGAGTTCGCTAACAAGTAAATAGTTCCTTTTTCACCAGTTGTAGGCAAGCTGGTAACTATTTTGTAATCTATTCCAGTTATTCCACTTATAGCTGTATTTATAGCTGTTTGCACTTGACTTGCTGTTTGGTATCCAGCTCCATTTGCTAATTGATTGTTGTTTGTTGGTATTGTAATAAATCCAGAATAGTAATCATAATTATCTCCATCAGTTCCAATTGCAGTGCTTTTGGTTACAGTTAGCGGTTCGTTGTTTACATAAAGAACATCTAAATTAGCCTCATCATTATCTGCTTTGTTTTTTAATCCATATAAAAATTCGGTCGCTTCTTCACTAAGCAATCCGCCAACCATACCAGTTTGACTTACGCCAGTAGGAAATACATCTCTTTTATATCCAGCTTCTGTAAAACCTTTATCAATACTTATTAAATGGTATATGTTACTTATGTATACAAATGTAGCAGTATCTCCAGCTTTTATTACTCCATTTTTTATAGCAGCTCCCTGCCAATATATAGATTTAGCACCCTTAGAATTAATGTTCATTGTAGCACTTGCTGGAACTCCATAAGTAAATTTTACAGAAACAAAGCCGTTATTAACCAATCCATATCCAGAAAGTGTAACAACTTTGGCAGCTGTAGCTTCTGCTGTAGCACAAGTGCCGTATCCAAAGCCTAAGCCTTGTGGTGTATATGTTGTATTACTATCTGTAGACCAGCCCATAAAAATAAATTGTGTGCCATCGTACACATAATACATAGGTCTATTTGCAGTACCAGCATATCCCAAATTACTAGTAGTAATAAGTCCTGTATTGTACCAAACATTTTTTGCTCCAGTACCATTTACATTAAATGTAGGGTTGTTTGCACTGTTGGTAGCATTAAATTTTACTACTATAATAGAACCAGCTGACAAAGTCCAGTTTGTGTTCCCTGTAACTGTTATTACTTTAGCTGCTGTTGAAGCACCAGTTGTACTTGTACCATAAGCCACATTAGTATTTGCTAATTTATTTTTCTCTTCAGTAGTAAAGTTGTTATCTGTATGCACATAATCTGCGTCTGCTACAAAGTTCCCATCGTTTGTTAAATCACTAAGCTTCTCTGGGACACCAACATTAACCGTTTTATTTGTTATAGTTAAAGGCGAACCGTTTACTTGTACTGTTTCTATTTTATTTACTTGAGCTCCAGCTGCAATTCCAGAAAGCTTGTTTTTCTCAGTAGTTGTATAATCGTTTGTAGATAAGACTTTATTGCCATCTTTTTTTACAAAAGCATTGGTTATCTTTTGCCAAAAGTATAAAAGCCCATCTTGGTCCAAATATTTTTTTGCCATTTTTTAACCTCCTTATTAAGCAAAGTTATTAAGCAACTCTTCTATTTCATTATTGCTTAAAGGCATATCTGGATAATCGCCTTTAACTTGTATGTCTAGCTCATCTAAAGATTTGTTGCCTATAAGTTCAACACTATTAATCTGTGGTTTGTTTATTAATCTATTATAATCATTTGTAGAAGGTTCGATAGTTTCTCTAACTTTTAGTTCTACATCTAGTTTATTATTATTTTGCTCTACAGATGTATTAATTTCTTCTTGCTCTTCTACTTTTGCTTCTACTTCTTGATTCTCTTGCAAGTCAACCGCTTGTTCTTTTTCGATGTCAATTTCTGGAATAAGCTCTTGCTTGTTTTCAATTTCGGCGTTTATTTCATTTGACATTAAGTATCACTTCCCTTTGAGGCTGACCAGCTAATAGCAAAATCACCTCTATACAGTGTTTTTCTAAATATTGTATCTACAGTATTGTACAAAGTAATATCGTATTTATAATAGACTTTATCTTGATGATTCCCTATTTCTACATTTTGCGTATCTGTAGATTGTATTTGAATAGGATAACAACCTTTTTCATCATCGTAGTCGCTAGGATTTATTTTTCTGCGAATAAGATAATCATCGTCGTTTACATCTTTTCTTACTGTAAATACTAGATATTCGTTACTTTGTAATTTATATTCTCCACCGTCATTATATAATCTTAAATCAATAACGTCTGTGTTTTCTTTAATTACATTTATACTAGTCATATTTATCACCTCCTATGTTTACTAACCTCCATAAATATAATTTATTAGACTTTGCATTTGGCAACCAACAGGTGTTGTGCCTTTATCTACTTGATATAATTTTATATCAAATATTATTTTTGTTTTTTCAGCATCTATTTTTTCAAAAGCGTCAGCAGTCATATATTTTGCGCATATAGCTATTTGTACATCATTAGTATTTACTTTTGCTTTATCTTTGGACATTGGCAGTGATGTACTAGGGTTATTAAATCTAATTCCGACCGCCTCAGTATGTAAAAGATTAGAATTATTTGCTTTATGATACTTCATTTGCGTTTTACTAGGAAATGTAACACACTCTGAATGATAAAGCTTGTCTGTGGCATAAAAATCATAAATGGCACAATACGCGGTTCTTTTTATATATGAAGAAGTCTCAGGCATTTCTTCTGTATATACTGGTTCTATATATACAAAATGAACTACAACATAGTCAAAATCAGTTAAATTTATAGGTTCAGTAAAAACTGTTTTCCCTGTATATATATATTGGTTACTAGTAGTAGGTGTAATATTTGGAAAATCAGTTTCACTAAATGGTATTTCTTCGTGATATTCTTTGACTAAAACAGGATTTTTACCACCTACATCTAAAGTTGGTTCTCCTTGAGTAATACTATCTATATAGTCACTATAATTTGAAATGTTCTCACCGTCGGGCACGATAACACCTTTGCTTTCAATACTTTGCTTAATGTCTGCTTTTGCAGTTTGCAGTCTTGTTATTTCTGTCGCTACGCTCATATGAACACCTCCTAAATATTAGATAATAGAGATTCTATATCTCCTACCATTGCATCAACGTGGTCGTATACCGCTTTTGCACTTGGATATTGCTCGTTAGTGCTTGAACTAGAGATTGCTGTAATTTTGTTCGATTTATCTTCTTTACCACTTATATCTTGGTGTGTTTGTAAAGCAGTGTCTGCTAAGCTCAAGCTGTTTTGTACACCACTTGATAAATCACTCTTTGGTATACCTGTACTTGCTTTATCGTATTTTGCGTTCCAAGTATCTTTTTCGGTATTGCTTACAAACTTGTGTGCGTGGTCTGTGTCATCTACTAAATCACTGCTTAATTTATTGCTTGAAGTAATTTCGCTTTGTAATCCACTTACTAAATCTGCAACACTAAAGCTTACTTCAGTACCGTTTTGTAATACTAGAACAATTTTTCTTGTTGTGCTATCAAAGCGAGCATTTACTACCATACTTTCTAAAGGCAAATCTATGTTTGCGCTTGACAATACATTTCCGTCTTTGTCTTTCAATCTTGTTGTCATTACATAAGTTGTACTATTTATTTCTTGCTCTATAAGCTTAGCAGTTTCACTTGTTAGCGCTCTTTGAAATATTGCAGTTGTATTGGTAGATATATCTGCTTGCGCTTGTTCCATATTGCTTTCCAAATCGTCAATATCGTTTTCTGCTGTACTTACTCTGTTCTTTAAACTATTGATGTCAGTACTGTTAGCAGAAATATCGCTTTGCATTGTAACAATGTTTTGGTCTATGCCATCTAATTCATTATCAACACCATCAGCTCTATCTTCTAAATCGCTTATTGCATTTTCAAGTTTTACATCTATGCTGTCTAATTCAGCAAATCGTGAATCAAGACTTTGTATTTTTTGTCTTTCTTCTGCTGTAATCTCATTTATTCCAAGTTCTTGTGAAGTTAAATCTCCAACAATTTCAACTCCATTTATTGTTGGTTTGTTTTTTAATTTGTTATAATCATCGGTTTTTGAACCGCCACCTTCGCCAGTTTTTAAACTAGCAGCTATTTTATTAATTTCTGTATTAACGTTTACTTTTATGTTTTTACTCATCTGCATCACTACCTTTTGAAGCTCTCCAACTTACCACAAAATCCCCTCTATATAATGTTTTTTCAAAATCTGGATTTTCTTCATCATATAAAGTAATATCATATATACAATAAACATCATCTTTTATTGTAGGTATCTCTATGTTTTCTGTGTCTGAAGGAAGAATTGGAATAGGATAATATTGATTGTCTCTATCAAAATCGTCAGAAGTAACTTTTTTACGAATCAAGTAATTTTTGTCGTTTATATTCTTTCTTACTGTAAAAACAATATATTCATTATTTCCTAATCTATATAATTCGTCGTCATTATAAAGAGTTAATTGAATTTTATCTGAGTTTTCTTTAATAATTCTTAAATTATTCATATTTTCACCTCTCTCGAAACAAACTAATATCTACTAAAATTATAACATTTTGTGTATTATAAGTCAAACAAAAAGAGGACACCCAGTTGGGTGTCCTCTTCTCTTTTAAATTTTTGGTAAATACCAGAAACAGTGCGAAATACACTGCTTCTGGTATTTGACCAAGCACCAATTGTGCAAAATCCATATTAGATACCTCGCTTTATTAATGCAGTAACAGCTACCATTATCAATCCAATAACCTCGCCTACAATTGCTCTTACAATCCAACTTTGGTTATCTTCTAGCTTTGTTACTCTTGTTTTTATGTTACCGATTTTTTCATTTACTACTTCGGATTTTGCCTCAGTTTCCTTTTGTCTGCCCTCTAACTTTTCTTCTATACGAGTCACGCTGCTTAAAATTTGTGTCATTTTTTCATTGTTATTCTCGTTGTAAGAATTAAGGGCGTCTTCAAGTTTTTCAACTTTTCTTTCTAATTCATTTATTCTCTCTTCCATGCTGCACCCCTCGTTTCTTTACACTTTTATTATAGCATATTTTTACTTTGTTGTAAAATTAATTTACGCTAAATTGCTTTTCAAGTGTTTTCTTTATTTTTCTTGTTAAAGTGTTTATGTCACTTTTGTCTTCTATAGTAGCTTCTATTTTCATCATATCTCCTTTTACATTTACTGTGTTGCCATTGTTTATTGTACTGTTTGTTGAGGCTTTAGAAGCATACGCCTCTAACATTCTGTCCAAATCTCTAGCCCATTTTGTATTTAATACTATTTCTCCTGCCTGTAAATTTACAAGACCATCTTGTATAACTTTGCTTCCAGTATGTGATTTAGGAATCTTTAATGAAGCTCCAGCATAAATTAAATTTGGATTTGTAACATATGGGTTTGCAGACATTATAGCCGCAATTGTTGTTCCAAACTTATTTGCTATAGAAGTTAATGTGTCTCCCCATTGAATAATGTAATCTTGAGTGCCGCCAGAAGAACTTTGAGCTGGTGTTGTTGCTTGTTGAGCTAACGCTTGTCTAAGTTCACTACCTATAGGGTCTATAAAATTCTTTTTATAAGTATTGTATAGATTTTTAGATTGTATTGTAGCGTCATCATAAATAAGTTTTCCAGTTTCTGCAAATTGTTTAACTCTATAGTTAAATGCTTCTTCTAAAGCTGCTATTTGTGCGTCTCTTTCGGCTTCTGTTGCTGCTATGTCGGCGTCACGTCTAGCTTCGATTGCTGCTATTTGGTCTTCAGCGTTCCAACTATCTTGCTTTTCTTTCCATTCTCTGTCTAAATCTGCAAGATTTTTTCTGGCTTCCGCCAAAGCTAATTGAGCTGCTCTACCAGTTCTTTGCTCCCAATACTCAATACCTTGATGTCCGTGTATAATTTCATCTCGTCTTTGTAAGTATTCTTCTTTTTCTCTTATTCTATCATTTTCATCTTCAACCTTTTTAAGAGCGTCTATTTGAGCTTTAGCAGTTTCTTTTATACTATTTATTCTTTCAGTTGCGCCATCTTTAATTTTTTTAGTTTCGTCTTTTAGTTCTTTTTCTAGTAAATCAATATAATCTAATTCTAAATCTTCTGCTTTTTGAAGATATTCTTTTCTTGCTTTAAGTTTTTCTTCTTCAGTAACTCCAGTAAGCTTCATTACTTCATCAGCATATTCTTTATATCTTTTTACTTCTTGTTGTAATATATATTTTTGGTCATTGTAAGATAATTGTTCTAGTTCTTTATATTTTTTTACCCAACGTTGCTCTTCTTTTTCTCTTTCAGAAATCATATCTTTAAAATCTTTTAAGATAGTATTTTTTTCTTCTGTTGTAGAAGATGTTGAAGTTCTTCCTGAACTACCAGAACCTCCAGAACCTCCAGAACCTCCAGAGTATCTACTGCCAGCAGCTTGAACTCTATCATAAGCAACTCCTTGAATATCCATACTATTTATTATATCTATTTGGGCTTGAGTATTAGCTATAATTTTATCTACTTCAGCTTGCGCTTCGGCTGATAAATTTTCATAGCCACCCTTGCCGCCCTCCATAGCTTTATAATATGCTATCCAATCAGCTGTTCCACCTCTTACTTGAGCTGCAACCTCTGCGACCTTTTGCTTAATCCATTCAAGCGGACCACGTGCTTGGTCTGCCGCTGTTGCAACTGTACCAAACTTACCAGCAGCGTCGGCATTTGCTATACCCATTATTTCTACTGCTGCTTTTTCTTGTAAATCAGATATAGCTTTTTGTTTTGCTGCATTTGCTGCATTTACCATAGCTGCTTCGTTTATAGATAATTTACCATCTACCATATCTAAGTATTGTAATAAATTATTAGCAGTAAGGTTTGTCAACATTTCAGCCGTAATATATCCATTTTCGTTAAATTGATTCATTGCTGTATATACAGTTTCAAATTGTGAAGTCAATCCTTCTAAACCAGCATATGTATCTGTTGTGGCTTGCAACATATCTTCAAGAGCTTCAGTAGCACTATAAACATAAGGCTCTGTCTCTTCTAGTTGTAAATTTAAACTTTCAACATTGTTGAAAAAGTCTCCAACCGATATTCCTGCTGCATCAAGAACATCTTTTAACAGCTGCATATTTTCTGTTATTTCGCCAGTATTAAAAGCTTCTTCTAAATCTTGCATAGATATGTCTCCCATATCTTGAATAATTTCTTCTACGGCTTCTTTAAGCTCTGGAACACCTTCAAATTTAATCATAACTTTATTTTTTTCTGCTGTGTCTTGTAAATTTTTTAGGTTTTCTTCTAACATATTTACCATACCATCTTTTAAATATGTTTCCTGTTCATTAGCTACATCTATTGCTGCTTGATATGCTTCTGCTAAATTTTGCTTTGCAACATCTATTCCTTCAATATCATTTTTTAAAGCAGCTTCTTGCAAATCACTACGAGCCTTTACAATATTAGCATATACCTCACTATATTTATCATCCAACTCTAGTCTGTTTTGTAAAAACTCAGATTGCTCTTGCATAGATTTGCCATACATATTTTCTACTTCGGATATAGCTCCAGAAATATTTGCCATAACACTGTCTATAGACTCCAAATCTTCTTGTGAAGCGTTTTTTCTATATTCAGCCAACAAATCATACATAGCTTTATATTTTTCAATTATTTCTTCTGGTGTGCCAGAAACTTCTAAAGAAAAAATGTTGTCACCTAAACCTAAATCTGTTGTTCCAATTCCTTCTAGTTCATTAGGTAAATTTTTAAGAAAATCTTTTACACTATCTGTATAATTAGATAAATCAAAAGAAGGAGTTTCTGTGAACACTGTGTTTAATTCGTCAGCCACTTTCTTTATATCGCTTTCGCTTTTCTTTAAATAATCATTATACTCCTGTTTTCTAAGATTTCTAATTGCTTCAGATTGTTCATCTATTGAACCAGTTACAAGATTTAGACCTTCTGCTTCTTTACCATATTTTTTTACCAACTCTTCTTCTAATGCTATTAATTCCTTTTTCTTTTTGTTAAATTCTTCTTGAGTAAGTTTACCACCGTCTAATTCTTTTCTTAAATTTTCAAATTGTGTAACATAATTTTCGGTATTAGACTCTGTCGCGTCCATTGTGTCATTAATTTCAGATAGTGATTGTGTAGCATTTTCCAAAGCTTTAGCCCAATTTTCTATCAATTGCAATGCGCCTTGTATTGCTAAAGATAGACCAAAACCAATAGCAGATTTTAATAAAGAAACAGCTGTTTTAGCAGCAAGAGTGCCCAATGTCATTTTTCCTATGCTTTCATTGTAACCAGTCATTGTAGCTGGTCCTTCTTTTAATGATTGTAAATATTCTTTTTGTTCTTTTGTAGCGTTTTCAGTTGCTCTTGAATATGCAATTTCTCTTGTATAACCTTGTTGTAAAGTTTTATTGTATTCATTGAACACTTGTCTTAATTGTTCTACTTGTCTTCTTTGTTCTAACATTTTTTGTGGCAATGTATTTTTAGATAGTAAATTATACGCTAATATAACCATACCAACAGCAGTAGGTATTAATCCAAATGATTTTACCAAGCTGTTTATTGCTTTTATGCCACCTTCAGCTCCAAGTATAAGTCCAGTAAATAGTTGTTTACCACCTTGGTCACCCAAAGTATTTTGCATATCAAGAACTATAGCATCTAGTTGTTGCTTTGCAGCTTCCATTGTATTCATATATTTGCTGTTTTCTTGTGCGGAATAACCTAAAGAATCACTTAAAGTATCTAATACTTTTTGATATGTACTAGTTTCTCCACTCATTTCATTAAGTAATCCAGCACCAATGTTTCTTCTAAATACAGTGAATAATTCTAGTAAAGATTGCATTTCAGTAGAACTTTCTTTGCCTTCTTCTTTTAATTTAGCCATTCTTTCAGACATTTCTTGGAAAATACCTGTAACTGATTTGAATTGTTGCTTTGTTTCGTCTGTATAGAAGTTTAATCCTAATTGTTCTGCCAAGTTCAATTTACCTTCAGCTTTTAATTGTTGAACCATATTTCCCATAGCAGTACCAATTACTCTACCACCACGTTGTGCTTCTTTTTCAGCAGCTACAATCATAGCTATAGTTTCTTCAATTGTAGCACCAGTTAAATTGAATCCTTGTGATGTTCTTTGTAAAGCTTCTAATAATCCTTCAGAAGTAATTGGAAAATTATCGGCTACTTTGTTAATTTTATCTATTGTAGCACCTAGATTTGCAGCTGTCTCTTCCGCAGTATCAGCATTTAATCCCCATTGAGCCATAACGGAAATCATACCATCTGTTGCTTCGCTCGCGTCTAATTCAGCTGTGTTTAAAGCTAACATTGCTTGTTTTGTAAGCATTATAGATTCATCTGCACTATAACCAGCTCTTGCAAATCTTAATGTGGCATCAGATACGTCATCAAAGCTTCTACCATATTCAAAAGCCAAACCTACAAGTTGGTCTCTATATTCTTGTACATTGATAGAGCCGTCTGCCATAATTCTGGAAATTTCCATCATTCTAAATTGAACATCAGATATAGCTTGAATTGTGTCTGAAGCTGTTTCTCTTAATAAATTAAAAGCCATAGCAGTACTTCCAACACCAAGTCCTAAACCTAATGCCATATCTTTAAAATTATTTAAACTTGATAAACGATTAGCATTACTTTTAGCGTCAATTAGTTCTAATTGGTCAGCTTTTCTTTGCTCCATCTCTATCATTCTGTTATTATGTTGTGTAGCAATTTTTATCATAGCGTCGCTATGCGTTTTTTCTTGTCTTTCTAGTTGTCCTTTGGTTTTTTCTTCTTGTATTTTTCTTTCTTTTTGCCCAGCTTCATTTATGTTTGAAAGTTGTTTTTGACTTAATTTAGCACTTTCGATTTGTTTGTCATATACCTTGTCAAAATTAACTTTTTCTAAACTTTTTTCAACGTTTTGTGCAACTTTATTAAAATGACCTTCGCTTTTTAAAGCTATTTCTTCTAGTTTTTTGCCTAATTCTTCTAGTTGTGCATTAGCTTTTTTTATATCAAAATCCAAACTAGCAATATGTTTTGTTGTATCTGGCATTGTATCACCTACCTCATAACGCTCGCATCTCTATTCATTTGAGCTAATATACTATTTAATTCTAATACATTTAATTCTTCTCCATCTTTTTCGACTTCTCTTTGTATTTTTTTAACTTCACTTTCTTTATCTCCTTCTTCTGAACTTCCTAAAAATGGGATTACTACATTAAATGTTTTATCGTTATACATATTTATATACAACGCTTTAAATTGTGGATAGCTTAATTCAAGCGTATCATTTAAATTCATTGAAGGATAATTTTTCAAAAATCTTGAAATCATTACTCCCCAATCTTCTCCTGTTTCTTCGGAACTTTCAGCGCCATCCTCTTCTTTAAGTTCCAAATCTAGTCCGATACTTTTAACCAAGCTTTCAAAAAATTCTTTATATCTGAAAATGTCCAATTGTGTTCTTCTACTAATTCTTTAGTAACTGGATTTTTTTCGTATCTTAAATATTTTTCAACTATTTCATAAAATACTTTTTCTTTCTCTTCGTCTGTTACATTAAGTGCATATAGGTAATCTGCTATTTCTTCTTCGCCTTTTATTTTTATAGGTAATAGCAAAAGATTTTTAGTTACTATATACATATCTCCAACACTAATTGGAACTACAGTATATTCTCTGTTAGCTAAAGTTATTTTTTCTCCTATTTTTGATATTGTATCTAACGAAATGACTTTTTTCTCTTCTTTTTTGTTTGCCATAATATAATTTCACTCCTTTATATAAAAAAGGGCTTATATGTCAAATATAAGCCCTAATGTTTCAAAAATTATTCCCCAATGTTTGCCATTTTAACCATATATGGGTCTTCACCTGCTTTTGGAGCTTGAATATCAAAAGTTAAAGTTTTTGTAGCACTTGGGTCTCTTTGTAATGTATCAGTTGTGTCTGAACTTATTGTTGCTCTTGATACTATAAAGTTTGCTGGAATTTGTACTGTATTATCAACATCAGATACAGTTGTAACGATGATGAATCTGTGTGCTGGCATTGGTTTAACACCAACTGAGTAAGATACAGTATTAATTTTGATTTGTTCTGAAACAACTACAACAGCACCAGCAGCATCTGCGCTAAATGTTAATGTAGTTTTTCCTTCAGCACTTGTTACTTTATATTTTCCACTTGCAACTGTAGTTTCTGAAGATTCTTCATATTCAGTTCCATCTTCACCAACTACGAAAATTTTACCTGGTTGACCAGAAACTGTTGCTCTTTCATATGGAAATTCAACAGTATAATTTTCCTCGTCTATTGTTTTTGGTTCATATAATTGTAACATTACATCGTTTGTTTTTTCTTGTAATTCTCCAGTTCCTGAAGACATTGCCCAAAATACTGGGTCAACTGTTGAAAATTCAATTGCTAGTGTTCCAGTTAATGCAGTTACTCTATCACCTGCTTTATAGAAGCTGTTTCCATCTCCTATATCAGTTTTTGTTCTTGTGTTTGTAATTGTAACTGTCATAATTCTAGCAGAATTTCTTTTTGCTTTGTCCCAGTCGATTTGACCATTTGCTAAATATGGCACAGCCATAACATAACCAGGTCTATCAATAACTAAGCCTTTGTATTTTTCTGATTTTATTGCTTTAATACTCATTTGCTCTACCTCCTATTTCTAATATGAACTATAGTAAGAAGAATAATAGCCAAATCTTACACCAGATTTTTCGTAGAAATTTATGTTTGGCACAGGTGTTACAGCTCCCAAACAAGTAAGTTCTATGGGTGATATGTGTTTATAACCATTATCATCTTCCCACTCTACGTCTATTTTTCTTCCACTAAATTTCTTCGTTATTCTTTGTATTATTTTAGCCGCTTTTATAGCGTCTTCATTTAAATGATATATACTTATTTCAATTCTAGGTTGACCAAACACATCTCCGCCAGGATTTAAACCTTGCAAATTGCATATGCTCATTCTTATTTTACCTAGATTCTTATATTGTTTGCCGTCTATTGTTACACTTGGAATAGTGCTATTTCCTAGTGCGGCTGGGTTTTGTACTGAAAAAGTAATTACCTCTCTAAGTACTTGATTAATTTTTTTCTTCTTAATAGCTTCTGTGTCATCTTCATAAACAGTTGGTAAATTCATTATGTCCATTATTTTTTCGTCTCGTATTATTTTTTGAAAAACAGTTTCTAAAGTTTCTGCTAAAACAAACATTTTTTACCTCCTTATTTATAAATCAAACATTTTGAAAAATCCATTTTATCATATGCTCTGTTTAATATACTTTTGCATTGTATTTTAAATTGTTCTATTGTAGCCTCTACTAAATGGCTTGGATACCTTGGCTGTATAGAAATCCAACCTCCAGTTTCATTGTCTGGTATAACTAAACCTTCAATAGGCAAACCAGCTAACGAACCCTTTGATGTTCTTTGCTTACCAAAAATATCTGTGTAAGTTCCAGCATCTCTACCTCGAATTTGAGTATCACTCTTGTTTCTGTGTGGATTCCAGTTGTCATTACCTATATATTCGTCTATTAAAGCGTTATTTTTTGTATCCATTAAACTACCTGAGCCATAGTTGTCTAATAAAAATTCAGCATTACCATCTATGTAAATAACCAATTTATCTTCAATTGTTCTCACTAATGTTTTTGCCTCTGCGTCTTTAAAAGTAGTGTGTGCTTGTATATCAGTCTCTATTTGCTTCGCTACTGTTCTTAATTCGCTTTTTAATTTACTAGTAAACTCTTTTATCATAAGATTTTTGTCAACGTATAGTCTTGCCATTAAGCTCTCATCTCCTGAGTACCTTGAGCTCTTATAGTACCACTAATTCCAAAATTATCTACACTTTCAACTTCTATTTCACAATCTGGTATTTCGTTGCCTACAATTTTACTAAAGAAATTACTTTTTACTACTAATCTATCATTCTCTCTAATTTCTCTAGCACGTTCCACAATTATAACGTTACCTTCTTCATCTTCTTCTTCAACAAATTCCCACATTGGCATTTGAACTACTTTGTATGTAGCATTTTCAAATCCAGCATTAAAATTCTTGCTGTCATTTAATTTTAAAGAAATTTCAGCGTCAACATCTTCATATATATTAATCCAGCTCTTTTCGGCTTCGTCATCCGCAAAACCTTTTCTTTGTACAGTAACTGTACAATTACATCTAATAGCGTTAATGTTTATTGTTCTAAGTTGTTGTTCCCATTTACTTAATGTTTGAATGAAATATTTATTATAAGGGTCTGCTTTTAATATGTATATGTAACCTGCTTTCAATTTTTCGATTTCATTCATTGTAATAATTCCGTCAATGGTATTCTCTCTCATACTTAAATCATAAGCCGCTCTAGTTGTTGGTTTCATAGAAATCCAAGCTTCTTTTTCACCATCTTTAGTATATACAATTGCTTCAAAGCCGTTTTCTTCTTGATATTTGTCTGCATAACCATCTATCCAAGCCATTTAATCACCTACACTAACTCATTTGGATAAGCAACTGGGTCTGATAAATCTACAGCTGTAGTACCAAACACAATTTCTATTCCATATTCTTCTAATAAGTCTTCTATAATGTCTTCACAGTTTTTTAGCATTTCTTCTGCAAACTTGTACCAATCTATATCAAACAATGTAGTTTTTGTAGATATATTTTCCATTTTTTGTGGTAATCTTGTGTACATAGTTGGAGCTATTAAATAGCATAAATAGTATATAAAAGCTATTTTAACCATTTCTTGGTCAGCTTCTTCTATTTCTTCTATTTCATTTAATCTCTTTTCTACATATTTCTTTGCTTTAGATACAAAAACAGGAGACACTATATCTTCACCGTCAAACATAACTTTAGGAATCCCAAACACTGTTTGTACTCTAGTTATAATTTCTTCTTCATCCATTTCTTTAAGAAAAACCATTTTAGTTTCCATATAGTATCTCCTTTCTATTTACTAGTCAACTTCTAGGATAGCTGAAGCTTCATCATAGATTTTTGCAAAACCAGCATTTTCTGTAATGAACATTTTTTGAGTTTGGTCATTAGCATATTTTTCATTTTCTTGAATTGAAGAATTTTGTTCAATAATTTTTCTAATTCCAAGATTTCTGTTAAGTGCAAATAATCTTGAGTTTCCTCCTTGAGATTTTGCTATTTCTTCACTGTATAAAACAGTTATACCTTTGAATATTCCTTGTGGGAATGTAAATGGTACATATTCAGTTACACCAGTTACTAATTGTCCGTTATATCTAGTACTTAATAGTTGTAGATATAAGTCTTGGTCTGTAATTACAGTATCATAGTTTATTGGGTATTGTACCATTAAGAATTTTAATAGTGTAATTTCATCTAATACACCTGCTGTTCCACCAGCATTTAGTACACTTCTTTTGTAAACTGTTGCTGGGTTGTTGTTTCCGTCACCTTTTTCGATAACTTCAATTACAACTGCATATTGTCCATTTACAATGAATCTTCCTAGTAATTCAATTGTTTTTCTGAACATATCAATTGTTGTTCTTCTCATTACTTCATATGTAGCTTTTACAGCTCTACCATATTTGTAAATTTTTACTGCTTCTTCAGCTAGTTTGATTTCAGTAGTTGGAATTTCAGCACCTTCAGCTACTCTTGAGAATTTAAGAGCTTTTCTGTTGTCTGAATCCTTTCCTAAATCAATTTTTGGTTGTCTCATTGAGTCCCCAGTAATTGTTACAGTTTCACCAACTACATATTGTAGTAATGGTTGGTCTGTTATAGTTTCTTTTATTGTTCTATTAACATATTCTGGGAATAATAGTCTGCTTGATGTTGTAGTGAAGAATTTTGAAACCATTGAGCTTTCAATTCCTAGTTTAACATCACCTTTTGCTACGATACCAGCAGTTACTAATGCTGCATCGAAAGCGTCTAATCCTTGTCTATATTCTGCTTTATCTTCGTATTTTTTGTTTAAGTATGCAGATAGAGTTACTCCATCAATTTGTGCTTGTTTGCAATCTTCTGCTGTTACTTCAATTCTTCCTTCTTTAGGTAAAGCATTTACAAATCTTGCTTCTTTATCCATTTCTTTCTACCTCCTCTTATTATCCTATATAAATAGTAACTTCTTTGTCATTTGCTGTAGCTGCTTTTGTTACCATTGCTCTTGCTGCTGCACCTGATACTTTTGAGATTTTACCAGCGTTGTTTACTGCAAGTTCTTTAGTTCCTAAAGATATTGCAGCGTCTACTGGAATTGCTTCTACAAATCCTTTGTATTGTACTGAAGCAAATCCGTCTTCTTCATATGCAATGATTATACCAAATAATGCATCTGTTGCAGCTGGAGTTGAACCACCAAATCCTACAGTGTTGTCTCCACTTAATTTAACTGCTAGGTCTTTGCCATTTACATCTACTCTTCCAGTTGAAGCGTCTGTGTGATTTGCTTTTAGATATGCTATTGTGTCGTCGTCTACTTTGAATGTAGCTGCTTCATATCCAATGTCACCGTAATTTAAATCTTTAAACATCTTTCTTACCTCCTATTAATATTTACCTGTTTTAAAATGTGTTAAATCTATAGCTTGTGCGTATTTATCTTCTGAATTTTGTACTTTATTTGGTTTAACTTCAGAAACTCTTCCGTTTCCAAATTTTTCAGTAACGCTTTTTTCAAAAGATTCTGCGTTTGAAACTATATCTTCAACTTCCATTTTCTCAAATGTTTTTCTAAAAGACTCTTTATCAAAGTTGTTGCCCATTGCTCTGACACCACTCTTTAATGCGTCTTCTATTACTTTTTCTTTATATTTTTGTCCAGCTTTAGCAAATTTTAATACTTCTTCTTTGCTAATATCTTGTCCAAAAATATTTTCTAATTCTGCTTTTGTAATTGAAAAAGCTTCTGTTTCAGTTTGTTTTTGTTCTACTTCAGCTACTGCTTCTGGTTCTGCTTCAGCCTCTGACTCAGCTTGAGCTTCAACTTCAGCCTCAGCTTGTGTATCACTTTCTGTAGCACTTTCTGTAGCACCTTCTGTAACTTCTGCTGTTTCTACAGCTTCTTCAGTTGCTTCTACAACAGCTTCTTCTACTGTTTCAACTGCTTCGTTATCCATTACTTCTTTGTCCATAATATCAACTCCTCCTTTCTCAAATGGTTTGTACATTAGTTTCATATCTTTGCTTGTAGCAAATCCTATTAATTTTGAATTTGCTAAAGTTTCTTTTTCTTCTAATATTTTATATCTTCCATTTGTTGTGTCAATATATTCTCCATTTGCTGATTGTTGTATTGTTGCATTTGGATATGCGCCATCATAAACTAAACTGTTTTCAGATAGCATTGCGTTTCCATTATGTGACATTTGAGCTTCTGTTGGTGGATTAATTTCCACTATACATTGTCTTGTAGCTCCTGTTTGTTCATCTAACTCATAGTAGTTTCCTCTAATATGTGTACATTTTCCACTAAAATATGGTTTTCCACATATACTACAAGTTGCTGTTTCATATGGAATAGTAAAAGCTACACTTGTATCTTCTATTATTCCAGTCTCTATTAATTTAATAATATCGTTTTTAGAGTAACCATCAATTTTACTATCATCTCTTAGAATATAATGACTTAAAATTAATGTATTGGCTTCGCCGTCTTGTTTACCCTCTTCGATTCTTCCGTCAAAAACTTTTCCAAGAGGAATAGCTTGTACTCCTAATTGTCCTTCGTTATGGTTTAGCATTAAGCTTACGCCTTTTTTAGCATCTTGTGCCATAACTTCTAATGCAGAACGTGTAATTCTTTGAAATCTGTTTGGAACTTCTCTGTCGCCAACAGCTATAGTATCAAAAACAAAAAAGTCTTCTTTTTTATATTTATCGCTTTTAATTAAGTTTTGCATTTTAGACCATTGCTCTTCAGTAGCTTCTCCAAACTTTCTATCTGATGTTGATATACTCACTATTGATTACCTCCTTTTCTGCGATTTGAACCTCTATTTTCTCTTGGTTCTCTTTCTTCATTTTCAAGCTCGTTTTTTTCTGGTTCTACAGTAGGTTCTTCAGCTGATTTTTCAACTGGTACTTCAACTATAGGTCTGTCAATTTTTGAAACAAAGCTTGCGTGAATTTTCTTTTTTATTTCTAAATTTTCATCTACATATGAATTTGTTTTCACTCATTTCACCTCCATTTACTCTGAAGTGTTGCCACTTTTTTCAATTTCTTTGCCACTAGCAGTTACACCAATAACATTTCCTTCTTCAAATATATCAATTACAGCTCCTTCGTTGTCCATTGTATTTTTAGCGGCGTCATCAGCTGTAACATATCTTTGATTGTGTGCTTTAACATAGAAATCCATTTTTTTGTTTTGTGATTCCCATTTTTGAATTTCACTTTGATAATCTAGTGGTTTGTGATTCATTTTAAAGTAACCTTGTATTCCATTTAATTGAAGCCATATTGCTCCAACTTGCTCTATAAGTCTTTTACTTTTTCTTTGGAAGCTTCTTACCATTTCAGTAATAACTTTCATTTGTACAGAGCCCCAAGTTTCTGTATCTCCTTGTGAACGGTTTAGTAAAATACCCAATGATTTAACACCATTCATAACTTGTACGTCTACTTGCTCTGTCCAAGCTCTTACGTCAATTGAACTTCCTGCATTTGCATTACTATTCTTATTAACATCAATATCATCTGTAATAATAATATCTTGAGTTGGTTCTCTATCATAAGCAGCAGACTTAGCATCGCTCATTGCTTTTCTTATTGCGTTAGATACTTTTTCTCTATTATTTTGTTCAGATGGTGGTAATGTATTAATTAATCTTTCTTTATTTATTTTCCATATATTAAATGGATAACCGTTGTGTCTTAATACAGCAGAACTATCTGACATAGTTTGTAGTTTGTAATCTACTGAAGCTATAGCTGGTTCTAGTAAGTATGCTCCCACTGGAGAATCTATATCTTGGTTTACAACTGCCCAAAATACATTACCAGTGCTTAGGTCTACTCTACCATCTTCTTGGTTTTGATATGGAATCCATTGTTGTTTTCCATCTCTTGTTTCTAGCTCCCATTCAATGTCTCTTGGGTCTATTATATATACTCCTTCAAACGTATTGTTTGGATTATTTCTTGATACTACCACTTCAATCATCATAATGTTGTATAATAGTCCAGCTTTGTTTAAAGTATCAACAATTCCATCTAAACCATCAATACTTAATTCATTCCAACTTTTACACTCATTTTCAAATTGCAATTCTGCATCTTTTAATCTGTTTCCGTTTAAATCAGTTATTTCAATATTAAACCCTTGAAAAGCTAATCTTTGAAAAGACCAAACAGCCATAGAAACATCTGGGTCTCTATCTGCTATAAGTTCAATTTGTTCTCCAAGTTCAGAAGTATTTCTAAGTTCTTCTAATAAACTTTGAGTTATACTTTCTTGAGATACAGTTTCACCCTCTCTATGACCGTTGCTTGAAACTCTAGGTCCATCGCTTACATCGTAATCTTCAGAAGTTACTTGCTTATTTTGACGTTTTCTTGAATTTGCAAATGTTCTTGCTATTCTTTCGTATATCTTTTTTAAATTATCTTGAAAAGCTGCCAAAATATCTCACCTCTCATAATGCACTTTTTATTGTACTATAATGTACTTCATTTACATTATAGCACACATTTTAAAATCAAGCAAATCAAACAAAAAAAACGAGAAAAAATTCTCGTTTTTAAAATAAAGTGTTTCTACTTTTAGCTTTTTTTCTAGTTCCTTCGCTATTTATAAAACTAATATTATTTTCGGAATAAAAATTATAATTTTCGTCTTCCGCTTTAGTTTCTACATCGCAAACTGCAAAATATGAAGCCGATACAGCGTCATCGTGAAATCCAGCTGTTATATTATGATAACTAACATTTCCACGTTCTGTTATAAAATAACCGTAATCTTCAAATTGCATTATAGCTTCTTCGGTAATATCGTCTACATTGTATATTTTAAATCTATCTGTTTTTACCAATGTAGACAAATTTTCTACCATTTTTTCTTTATTACTTCCTTGTTCTGGTTTTGGCACGTTTGGTATTCCAGCCGATATAAAATATGGTTCTAAGGCTTCACCAACACCAGTTTTACCATACCAAACTGTTGCATAATTCCATTTTATATGAATAGCCTTTAAATTTACTTCTATTTGTAATTTGTAGTTCATTTTTTCAAATTTATAGTATTCTACAACTTTTCCATCTGTTTCGTCATATACACAAACCCACGCACCATCAATTTCTTTTGCAGGGTCATATCCAATTCTATATCTATGGTCTTTATTTGGCGTTTTAAGCTTCTTTTTAAACTCGGTAAGCTTATCTATTTCTGCTCTGTCAATAACGCACGTATCTCTAAAATTAGGAAATTGTGCACCATCTTCGTCCGAAGGTATACCAAGAATATCTTCACTATATTGTCTGTCGCTTCTTGATAATTTCAAGTTTGCTTCGTAATCTCTTTGACCTGGTGTTTCTGGCTCGTCTAAATCCCATTTGTTTGTGTATCTGTTGTAATATTTGTGTCTCTGATTTTGATATTTAGGAGCGTCCCAACGTGATACATAGAATGTTTCCCAACCTGGTCTCCATAGTGGAGAATTTTTTGTACCAAATCCACATATTCTATTAAAGTGATTTCTTCCTCTAGGAGAACTGTTTACTAATAATAACCCTCCACTGCCGTGTGGTCCTCTCCCTGGAGAATCAAGACGGTCTTCTATGTTACCCATAGCAATATCAAATTGTTTGATTCTGGCTGCTTCTGAAATCCATACTATATCCAAACCAACAGATACCAAGCTATCTGGGTCGTCTGCCGACCTAAACTCTATCAATCCATTGTTTAAAGTTTCGATAGACAAAGTTTCTTTATCATAATTTAATACAAGTTGTCTAGGAAAATATTTCATAAGCTCTCTAATCAAAGTTGTGCCTATTTTATACGTAGGAGCTATTACCCAAGCGTGTACTTTAGGTACTAAAGTATCATCTCTTTCTTCATTTAGCATACCTACAAATTTATCTATGAACTCCATAACAGTAGCTCTATCTTTACCAGCTCTGGCAGCTCCAGATATTACTTTAAATCTAGCTGTAGAAGCGTGAAATCTCTTTTGCCAAGGATATGGGTCATATTTTATACTAACATTTTTTGTGGTTACAACATCGTTAGTTATAAGTTCTTTTCTGCATTTTTCACATAATTTAAAGTGATTCGATACAATATTTCCTTGTGAATCTCTTGAAAAACCTTGTTCAAACTTTGTGCCACAGTTTTCACAAACACTAAGATTATTTTTTACTTTTTGCGCAAGCGGAGATTTTGAACCTATGCCCTCAAATAAAAAATCTTCTTCATTAAAATAATTGTCCATTAGCCCTCAACCCCAAACTCATATTCTTCTCCACTATCATTAGAAAATTTTAAATCAATTTTAAACTTCTTGTTAGAAGATTTTCCGTTGATTTTCTTATATAAATCTTCTCTTGCAGCCATATTAGTTTTATTAAATTCGCCTAAACTTCTAAGTGCTTTAAATGCTTTTTCTGGGTCTTGTTTAGCTAACGCTTCAAAATACTCTGGTTGTAGCACAATGTCTAACATTTTTCTTTGAGTATCTTGTGTTAAATCAATTAATTCACTATATTTTTCCATCAAGTTTAAATCTTTGACGTTTTGTCTCAATTTCATATTTTTTTGAGCTTGTTGTAAAGTTTTTTGCATCTTGTCTACGTCACTATATTTGTTCAAATTTTCATTTAAAATAGCTTTTTCGTCTTCTGGTAACATAAAATCTACAGTGGATATTTCTTGATTATACACTATTACTTCGTCTTTTTTTTGTTCTGTTTCTTCTATAGGAACTAACTTAGCTTCCCCCATAATTTTCACCCCTTTTGTTATTCTAAAGTGCCCTCAACAAAATCACTTGTGTTAAAAAATTGAGGTCTTTTTAACATATATTCCATTATTGCATATTTAATTCTTTGACTTATTGTAGTTGTACTGTCTTGTGTATAATCTATTCTAGCACAACCAGCCAAAAATATATTCCATATATCATCTTCTGTTATATTTGCGTCTTTTGATTGAAAATAATCTAGTGCAAATCCCCATTCATCTTTTGTACATAGCTCATAAGTGTTTGCAGAATTATATTGCCAATACTCTCTTTTATCTTTATCTGGCTCTTTTACATCTGTACCTCTATCTGGTAACAAGCCTGTTTTTATATACAAATCAAATGTAATTGCACTTATTACATATATCATTTTTTTGTCAATGTAAATTGTTCTTATATAAGGCTTAAACTTTGCAAGTTTAGGAACTTCTTCATATAAATTATCAATCTTTTTTGTTTTTGAATAATAACTAACTATTCCTTGCTCTTCTTCATTAAAATTTAATGCAATAGCAATTTCTTCTATTGTATAAAAATAATTCAACAAATTATTTTCTTTTGCCATTATCATTTCTTTCACCTTCTTTGTTTTTTAATGCTAGTTGTTCAAATATTCTAGCTAGTAGTCTTTCATAATACCCTTGGTCAGGAAATTCAACCATTTTTCCCATAATATCACCTACAAAAAGTATATCACAGACAAAAAAAGAAGTCAATTTTACTTGACTTCGTAACTCTTCTCATATTCTGTTTTTATAGGAACTCTTCCAGTTATTTTAACTACATAATCCACTAATTTTTTCGTAAGTTCTTTTTCTGGAATTTTGTTTTCCTCGTCCTTTAATATTTCTTTCAACAAATTGTCAGCTTCTCTAATGTTTTTGTAAATTTCGTCGTGATGTTCTTTTTCAAAGTTTTGGATTCTCATTTGTTGTTCGTAAAAAGCTGCAATTTTACCTTTTTGCTTTTTAGACTCTTCTAAAGAATATATGCCCTTTGCATAATTTTCATATACCTCTTTCATTTTATACCATACTAGTTGTTCCAAAATCGAACTGCTTAAAGGCAAATTGTTTTTGATATATGCTAAGTTTGATATGTTTTCAAATTCCATATTATTCATCCTCCAAAAGTTCCTCTAAAACGTCTATTGCACCTTCTTGCATAAATTCTTCTCTTATTTCGGTCATACTACTATGTGGGTCAAGAACGTGTATTTTATCGTACAACTTATCCACCTTTTCTTTTATTTTGTCTTTTGATATATATTTTTCTTTGCCTTCTATAATTCTATTAGCCTTTTCTATATTTGCATTTAGAAGTTTATATTCTTCATTTTCTTTTTTTAGTTTTTCTATGAGATTTAATAGTGTTTCTGCATAATCAATAAATAATGGTAAACACACAATATCTCTAGGAATTTTTTTAAAGTCATTTTCTTTATTTATTCTTTCAATTTCATTTTTTAAATATTTAATAGCTTTCTTTTCTTCTTCACTTAGTTCCATAATAACAATTCCTCCCACATTTCACTATTTTCCCACACTTCATCTATGTTGCAATTTAATATTTCTTCGCATAATTCGTCATAGAAATCCTCTTTTGCGTATAATGTTTTTAAGTCCACTTCTTTAAGATTTTTTCTGCTTTCAGCCAATTCCATTCTTAAATTATGCCAAAAACGGAACTTTTCACGTGAAATATTAAATAGTGTTTCGTAATAATCTTGCTTTGCCGCTTTTTCGGCTTGTTCTTTTGCAATTTTTCTTTTATAGAGTGCCAAATCTCTCATTCTATAAAATGAAGGTTTTTCGTCTTCTAAGTCTATAGGTAACTTAAAATCTGATATTATTTTTTTCACTGCTTCCATATTTTCGATTTCAAATAGCTTAACCACAAAAGATATAATATCATAGTGTGTATTATCTCCAAAATCGTGTATACCTTTTCTGTTATTTACACAAAAGGAAGCTGTTTTTTCTTTTCTAAATGGTGATTTGTACCAATATGAATCCGCTTTTAGTGTTCCTTTACCGAGATAATAAGTAACTACTTCGGTTGGTTTTAAGTACATTTTTACTTGTTTAAACAAATCTTTCATATCAATTCTCCTTTAAAATATCTATTTGTTCAAAATCACACAAGGTAGATTCTATTCGCTTCATAGCCTCTTTGCAATAAACTTCGTTTATTTCAAAACCAATATAATTTCTTCCTTGCTCTTTACAACAAACTGCTGTTGTCCCCATTCCTAAAAACGGGTCTAAAACTATATCACCTTTTTGTGTAAACTCTTTAATAACTTCATCACAAAAAGATTTTGACATTACAGCTCTATGAATCTTGGCATATTCTTTATTAGGATTGTTATTTTGAATAATAACATTTCTATAAAATTTACTATTTACATCTACGCCTTTTGTTCCGTCAGATTTTATTATAATTAAAAATTCATAAGAATTTGAAATTTTATTTGGAGTAGAAGTTGGAACTCCATTTGGTTTATACCATACAACAATGTCGTGTATTCTCTTAGCATAATGTCCTATTAATTTATATAAATTTTCACGGTTAGCTTTTATGCCTTGTATATTATATAAAACATATTTCTTACTAACCCTCAACATTTCATCAATACACTCACATTGCCATTCAAACCAATCTTTTCTCGTTTCAACGTGAAGATATTTTTTGTGATTACCTTCTGTGTGCTCAGATACATCTGCTTTGGCACTACCCTTATCATTATATGGCGGACTTGTAAAACACACATCCACGCTTTTATCTGGTAATTCTTTCATTAATTTTAAACAATCTCCACATTTTATATAATCTTTCATTATTTAATCACTACCCCTGCCCTATCTAATTCCGACTTACAGTCTTCAACATTTAAATGTCCACTAGTAAAACAATCAAACGTTTTCATTATCTCTTCCATTACACCTGGAAGTCTCTTTTTGCCAAAACCATACTTATAGTTCAAAGTATAAGCTACTGCTATACTGTAGTTTTTTATATCTTCTAATAGTATGTTTTTAGCAATTATTTCTCTATCCAAATCTACTTGTTTTTCAAAATCAAGCATATAATCCAATAATTTTTCTGGACTATCCCATCTCTTTCTAATTTCTCTTATCATTTTTCTTTTATCCATATTTATTTCCTCCTATTTTAACTTGTCTACCAACTGTTTGCCACAAAACGGGCAGAAGTTTATATCTCTATGCCCCAAATAATCTCTGCCATTTAATTGATTATAACTTCTTGGTTCTTTTAAGTCCAATTTTGGAAGCTTATCCCCTTTTTCTCTACCAAATAAATTTAAAGAATTTCCTTTGATTTGTAAAGCATAATCATAAGTCCAGTAACTTCCAAATTGAAACAAAGGCAAACAATCACCTTCGCAATATTCGCAACCTTTAAAATAATTTTTTCTAATCTTTTGTTGTTCGTCATATGCTTTATAAACATCATATCCAGTCATTAGTTTTTTAGTTCTTTCTTTCATACTTACTCTCCTTTACACTTCGTTTCCCCAGCAATCCCAACCTTCTACTTGTTGTCTTGCAAACAGTTCTATTCTAGGAACATCACCAAATAGTTCTTCAATCAGCGAATAAACTATGTCGGGTTTTTTAGAATGTTTTGTTCTTTCGGCTTTTACTAATTGCTTAACACTATTTGATTTTTTGTACTTCAACATTTGCCCTCTTGTACCAAACAAACACAACTCGCAATTTTTTAAAGTCCAAGCTCCCAAAGTGTACACTTCTTTTGCGTTTTTACTTTGCTTACTCCACACAAAAGCCACAGTTACATAATTGAATCCCCAAGCACTCATTAGCTCAATAGCCTCTTTTATGTGAGCGTCAGTTGTCCACATAAACATTGCGCAATCGTTATCACAAATGCTTTTAATATCCCATTGTTTCATATCCTTCGTTTTTTCTGTGTGATACACTTTTTCTAAAGAATTGAATCTTTTTCCGTTTTCTTTTTGTAATTGTTTACTCGAAAAGTTCCAAGGTGGGTCAGCATAAATTATTTTATACTTTTGGTTTGTGTTAAATATATCAACCTTCAATTTTATTCCTCCTTATCTTTGTCTAAATCTATACTTTTTAGTATTTCTAACAGATTTGGTATTTTTTCTAATTGTTCATATACTTCTTTTTCTGTATTAATACTTCTTGAACCCGTATGTAATATCTCTTTTCTGTCTTTATCTAGTACTACATAACTGCTTTTCCCATATAATATACCAATGTATCCGTTTGGGTGTTTTATTTCTACCATTTATTCCTCCTCAATAGGCTCTCTTTTTTATGGCTTTTTCTAAACTCATTACTCTTCTCCTATTTTTTTTGTTTTCTGTTTCATTATTATCTCAGCTTCCCACGTGCTTGGGAAACAATCAAAACATATTCTTCTTCCAGTTTCTTCAATAAACACACTGTTATCTCCCGCACAACGTTTCAAGCAACAATTACAAATGTAAGGATATTGAAATTCATTTAGCTCTGCTAAAACAATTCTTATAGCTTCTGCAAATTCAGCATTTGATTCCGAAACGTCTATTTTTTTAAGACTATCTATAAAATCAACGTGGTCTTGCAATATTTTTTTAGCTTCTTCAGTAGTCATTATTTATCACCTCTATCTTTCACCGCCGTAACAACAGCCCAAATACTAGCCCCCAAGAAAAATAGCACTATAAGTTCTGCTGTTGCTACCATACCATCAATTGGCGTTTGTAAATATGCTGGTTTTATTAACCAGCCAAAGAAAAATTCTTTCATATTCATACCTCCTTATTCTTTTTCTATTCTTTCTTTTGCTATATTATAATAATTTTCGTCTAACTCTATACCTATAAAATTTCTATTTAGTTTTTTGCAAGCCACACCTGTTGTCCCACTTCCCATAAACATATCTAATACCACATCGTTTTCTTCAGTGCTCAATAATATGCAAGTTTCTGGCAACTCTAACGGAAATCCACTATGTCCCCATTTAGATTTTGTCTCTTTTCTACCAAATTTTTTCTCGCTTTTTTTACCACTATTAAATGGTATTTCCCATACATTTCCAACATTTTTTGTCTTAAATATTTCTGGATGATTGTCATATGCGTCCTGTTTCTTTAAGTTTACCCCAGCAGAAGTATGTCTTAACATAAAAATATACTCACACTGGTTAGTTAATTGTCTGCTAGTATTTGCTGGCTGTTGATTGTATCTATACCATATTATTGTATCGTGTAATTTAAACATAATTTTTCTAGTAGCAATTTCCATTAATTCAAAAGCTCTTATGGTTATTTCACTATCATTTATAACATTAAGATAAAAAG